TGCGCGCATGCGGGCGGAGCAGCGCCTTATCGCAGCGTGGTCAAGGTCGACGGGGAAGGGCATAGCATGACCACGGAAGAGAAAGAGCGGCGCGCGTACGCGCGCGGCGATACCACGCTGGCCAGCGCACTGGCGGCGCTGATCGACGCTGAAGAGGCGCTCGCGGCGGCGGCGCCCGCGCGCGAAGAGCTGCTAGATGAGATTGCGCATCTCAAGCGTATCCTGCGCGACGCGCTCGCGGATGACTCATGGCGCGAGCGGGCGCGGGCGGCGGTCGCTGACTAGTACCCGGCCGGCGGCGCCTGCTAACCGCGGGCGCCCTCGGACGCGTATTCTCGCGTCTTAATCCACTAAAGGAAAGTACATTATGATCCTGCTTGATCGAGCTAAACTCAAAGCGGCGGCGCGGTTCTGCGCCGATTCTAAAGACCTGCGCCTAACATTGCACGGCGTGCTGGTCGAGGCAAGCCCGGCGGGCGTGCGCCTAGTCGCGACCGACGGGCACGCGCTGCTCGTGCTCCGGGCGGCGGGCGACACCGACACCGACACCTGGACGGGCATAATCCCGTCCGACGTTATCAAGGCGGCGATGGCCTGGAAGGGCAGCAAGAGCCTACCCATTATACTAATCCCGGGCGAGCCTGAGTGCAGGCTCACGCGGGCGACGGGCGAGACCTTGCTTTTCGTCCCGACGCCGGGGGGCTTCCCGGACTATCGCAAGGTGATACCCGCGGCGCCAAGCGGCGCGGCGTCATTCTATGACGCGGACCTGCTGGTCCGGTTCAAGCGGGCGGCGGAGGACTTAGGTTCAGACAAGGGCCTGTTCGGCCTGCTCCCGGGCGGCGACGGTAGCGGCCTGGTCTACCTGACCGCGGATGCCGTGGGCGTGATTATGCCGATGCGGTCCGGCGGGCTGGCCGTGGCCGATTGCCTATGGGCGGCGATCGCATGAGCGCGGCCATCGTCACCCGATACCACGGGGCAACCGACACCAAAGGCGCGCGCATCTCGGCGCGAATGATGACCGCGCGGCCGGTGTTCATCCCGTATGCGGACGAATTAATAAGCGAGCGGGACGCCCATGCGGCGGCTGCGGCGGCGCTTATGGCCCGCGAGGGCTGGCCCGTGGGCTGCCCAATGGCCGTGGGCGTCATGCCGGACGGCGGGTGTGTGTTTGTGCGGACGGGCGGCGCATGATCATCACAATGCGATTGCAGGATGCGGCGCTGGCCTATGCCAGCGCGGTGCAGCGGATTGTTGACGACGCGAGAGCCATATACGCGGGCGACGAAAACAGCCCGGCAGCGCAGCGCGATATGCGCCTGGCGGCGCAGGCGCTGGAGCGCAGCGACGGCGTCCTAGCGGACGCTTACGCGGTGCATAAGCGGGGCGCCGAATGATCGCGCTCGTGGTGTTCGCGGTTCTGGCCCTCATGGCCATTTTTTACGACTTATAAGGGGACGATATGAGAAAGTACAAAGCAAAGAACGGCAATACGCAATACATGCCGAGCACGTCATGGCTGTTAGGCGCGGAGCGTGACAGCTTGGGGTGGTGCTTGGCCTGCGGCGCCGAGCATGGTTGCGTGGAACCGGATGCGCGCAAGTACAAGTGCGAAGGCTGCGGCGCGCATAAAGTGTACGGGCACGAGGAACTGGCCCTCATGGGCCTTGTTTACAGCGATCAAGGCGCACCGGACAACCGGTCATCTCGCGATTACGGGGACGTGTCAGCCCGCGAATAACCCGCACCACCACCAAACAAAAGGGGCCTTGCGGCCCCTTTTTTTATTTCACAATCCGCAGCGCGTCCGATAGCGGCGAGCTAACCGGCGCCTCAACTAGGCGGCGCAATTCTGACTTCGTGGCGTGGATCAGTTCCGGCGCACAGTAGACATGCCGGCGCGTCGAGTACTCGGCGCTGGTGACGCGGCCACAATCGAGCCACTGGCACTCTAGCAGGGCATGGTGCAGGGCGGCGGCGGGGATGCGCTGCCCCGGCGCCAAGCCGGCGCGCAGGGTGAGATCGGCGCACAGGACGTGGAAAGGCGCGGTGATGACGCCCAGTGCGAACGGCCCTTCTCGCCCGCGGATCATCTCGCACAAGATAGACTCCGCCGGCGATTGACCGTTAGCTATCAGGCCCAGCTTGTACTCGGTCACCGGGGGCGCCGCCGCGGGGTTAAACGCTGACACGTCCCGGCGGTAAAGCCAGGCGGCGATGGCCTCGAAGCCGCCCGCGTGGAACCAGCGCCACATCTGCTGACCGCGCTCGGGCGGCATTCGCGGCAGGTCGGACCAGACACAGAACCAGCGCCTATCCTGCGTGTCGAGGACGATTGGCACCCGGTCGTTGGACGACGCGATGACCAGGCAGCGGTTTACCACGTTGTAGGGGTGCTGCATTTTCTTGTTGACAAGGATAGTCTCGGGCGGGGCGGCGATAATCGGCTTGAGATGGTTCGCCAGCGCCCGGCGGTCTTTCGCTTCACTCTCGCGCAGTTCGTGCAGGATGATGACCTCCGATTCATAGGCGTAGCCCCACTGCGAATTGATGGTGTTGTTGTTAAGCTCGCCCTTGTTGCGGCCCTCGCCACACAGCGCCCATAAGAACGGCGCCCAAAATGTGTCCTTGCCGGAACCTTGGTAACCGGCGATCAGGATAGCGTGGTTGACCTTGGTGCGTGGCTGTTGCAGCTTGCAGGCCATCACGTCGAAGATATGCTCACGGTCGCGCTGCTCGGGGATGAGGGCGGCGCAGTGGTCGAGCCAGACGGATATATCGGCGTTCAGGGCGCGGTTCACCGGCGGGCGGGCGTTGCGCCACATGTTGCCATACACGTCGCCGTCGCGGGTCACCAGCACGTCGTCGCCCGCTGAGTAGGTGATCCCTACAAGAGCGGGCGCGCCCATCGCTTGCCTGTTCTCATCGAAACAGATCGACGCCTCGATGCGGCGCGACTTGTTGTCGGCGTTGACGTGGATCGAATGGCACGGGATATGCCGAAACAAGGCATTAAAACCGCCGCGGGTGACGTGGCTGCGCTCTTGCATGTCGAAGTAAGCCTCGTCGGAGATGATGTAGCCGAACCGCGCATACCAGCCGGCCTTCTCAACCCGCCCGATCTCCTTACGCTCGACCGCGGCGATGGCAGCGGCGGCGTCCGACCCGGCGCTAAACCGGTCGCCCGGGGCTAGCTTGGCCAGCGTTGCTTCCATGACGGTGGCCAACAACTCAGCCCGCAGCCCGGGGAAATGCTCAGGCCCGCCCTGCTCGGCCACCCAGGCGAGAAAGCGGGCGCTGTCCCATGCGGCGCAATGCTCATGCAGACAGGTGTAGGCGCGATTGACCGGCATGTACCGGCCCTCGATCTCGCCCGTGGTGTGCTCGGAAAAGTTAGGGCAGACCACGCCCCACCAGCCGGCAGCGTTGCCGTGGGCGGTCAGGTGACCGGCCTCAGACAGCCAGGCCAGCACGTCATCCGTCCCATCGTCGTCCAGGGCAATCGGGCGCACCGTGGCGGTGTCGGCGGGGGCGGGGGTGACGGCAAGGGCGGCGCAGATCGCCTCTAGCGTGAACTCGCGCTCGGGGTGAAACTCGGTCAAGACGCTGGCGAACCGGTCGCGGCCTTCTTTCAGGTTGACCGACCCCGGCAGCCTGAAATTCCGCACCGGGTTGATAGCCCCGCCGTCGGTGTAGCCGGCCTCGGCGATAGCCTTGATAGCGGCGGCGAAGTCGCCGGTGCTAGGTTGTTCACTGAAGACGTACCCGTACTGGAAGTTGCCCGGCGAAGTCTCCATCACCCAGGTCGGGGCCAGCGGCGGCACTTTGGACTTGGTGCCGATGTCGTCCAGCACCATCACCAGCACATACTTGCAGCAACTGCTGCTTGCCGTCAGGCCGGCGGTCATGCGGTCGAGAATGAAACTGCCGGTGTTGCCGTACCACGCCAGACCGGCCTTCCGGGGCGCGTTAGGCAACTGGGGTATCCACGCCTTCTTTTTCTGTTGTACAATCAGTGCGGTCTCCCCCTCCGGGGCCAACGCTGCAAGAAACTGAACGAAATCCATTGTAATGCTCCTGTTGTGGTGAAAGGCCCCGCTCATCGGGGCTTTTTACTTTCCGTAACGCTTCATAATCTTGACCTCTGCCGCAAGCGGCAGCCCGGCAGCCCACTCGGGCGCCTCGCACATTACGCGTTCGACTTCGGCCGCCACCCGCTCGGCATCGGCCTCGGGACACTCGACCACCACCTCGTCATGCACATGCAGCACCACGTTGGATAGCCGGCGCAGCGCATGGCGCAGCAGATCGTTGGCCACCGCTTGCGTGACGTTCTCGACCGCCAGACCCCGCCACAGTCGGGCGCGGGGCCACTCGGTGGCGTCCGCGGCGGGCTTCCAGGCGGCCTTCAAATAGGACACGCCATCCGGTTCCAGCTTGGCGAAGGGATAGCATAGCACCCGGCCCGACGGTAGGGCGTACCAAAGATGCTGCCCATCGAAGAGGTACACCACCCGCCCCGCGGCGATCTCATGCCCGGGATGGCGCATGGCGCGGGTGTAGGCGGCCTCCAGATCCTGACCGTGCTTCATGGCCCACGGGTTCGCCGTGCGCCAGATCCGAATGACCTTGGGAATGTTATCCACCCGAACGCCGTACACCTTCCCGAACGTGTCGAACGACCCCTCACCGCCCAAGAATCCACAATTGTGAACCATCAGCGGGCCAGCGTCAGTCAGTATCGTGAACCGATTGAGGGGACCGCTGTTCAAGATGTCGAATACGGGCCTCAAGTTCGTGGATTCTGATTTGCATTGCATGGACAGTACGTTTGTTGCCGCCTCGGTTTTCGCCTCTAGTAATAAACCGAATGTTCCCCGGCGCGTAGCCTTGGTTAACATCGATTCGATCCATGTCATTAAGCGCGCTGTCGTGCCCTTCAATACTGACCAAATACGCAAGAAATTTTGCTTTGTCAGCAAGCCAATCCGGATATATGGTGATGCCGCGCCCCCCGTACCCTGCCCACTGTTTATTGTTTGGCGACGTGCAGCGTGTAATCGCCGCAGATATGCGGCCAAGCAATCTGCGACGTAGTGCATCATCAGGGCACACGCCAGCGTAGGCATACCAATCCTTGCGCCAGTATCCAGCGGACTTTTTAGCGCAAGGATTGCACCGTGTAGACGCGCCTTTGAGAAGGTTGTATAGCTGGACTGAATGCGGTTGCGCGCCACAAGAGCACTGAACATTGACCATACGAACGCTGCAAACGCCGGTTTTAACGACCTCGCACCCAAGTACGGTAAGTTGGCCGAACCTGTCTCCAGCGCTTGGGTCAGGATGTTTTTTGACGTAAGTACCGTCTTTGCGTCTAACAATTCGTGTTTGACCAGAAACAGATGATCCGGCGTTACCTGAGTTCCGCACACGCTGATAGTCAACCGAACCCCCTTGCTGATTACACCTTGATGTGCCACCCATGATTCTCCATCCCAAAGTAAATCGTTAATCGTAACGTCCACTATAGCCTTGTGCCCGCTATCGGTCAACACTTGGGTTTCTGCGCCAAAACAAGCTAACTCTTGAACCTTGCCGACCTGCCTCTGGTCGCCGGTCACGGCCTCGTAAGCCACGCCGAACGTCGCCATCGCGTTGACCTTGTACGGATCTAAACCGCTGCGAAACACGTCGAGCTTGGCCTCGCCGGCGGGGCAGTTGGACAACCACGGGTTCACGCGGCCTTCAATGGCCGACCAATCAGCCACCACCAGCCCGCACCCCGGCGCCCGGATGAGCGCGGGGCGTAGCATTCCCTTCAGCACGTCGGTGACGCGGGGGCCGAAGGTGGGGACGATCTCATGGCCTCGCACCATCGCCTGACGCACGGCGGCGGGGTCTTTGGCGACCTTGCGCGTCAGGTTGTGGATCTGCGCGCCATAACTGGCAGCTCTACCTGTGGCGCTGCCGCCGGCAAAGACGAACGCGCCGCGCACCCGGTCGTCCTCGGTGTCGGCCAAGGCGGCGAGGCGCTTGAACTTGGCAACAGACGACGCCCACAGATCGTCGGCGCATTGGATCACGTCGGCGACATGCCCCGGCACCTCGTCGGGGTTCTCCTCGGCCAGCGCCAGCAGGTTGGCGCGCACCGACTTGTCGATGCTGTACTTCTCGCCGGTCCACATCAGCTTGATGGCCTCGGGGCCGACCCGGTCTTGCACCCACTGCCGCATCTTGGGCGACCGAACACTGGTGATCGCGCCCTCGGTGACCTCGGCCACGATGGCCTGTATCTCTTGCAGTTCTGCTTCGGCGTACTGCACCGCAGCATGGCACAGGTCAAGATCGACCAGCACACCGCGGTCGTTGATGCGCTCATTGGTGTGGTAGTCGGCGAGTTCTGTGTCGGACAGCGGGCGCATGGACTTGCTGATCTCGCGCATGGCGCGCACATCCTGTTCGCAATACGCGACGAACTCAGCCATCAGGCCGGGGTCTTCGTTGAAGGTGCCGTCAGCCCGCGGGATGGACAGTAGTCTGATCAGTTGCGCGCCGCGGTGGTCTTTCTTCATCTTGCTGGACACGGCGCGCCCGACATCTTCCAAGCTACCCGGCAAACAGTTGGCACGGGCCTGTGCAGCAGTACAATAGAACTGCCCAAGCGGCGGTTCAGGCACACCTATGTCCGGACAGAGGACGTACCAAAAGATGAGCCGCTCGAAAGCGGCGTTGTGGGCCATGATGCGGTGGCCCTCAAGGTCGGGAAAGGGCATCCCCGGCAGCCAGGTGGCGACCTCTCCATCATCCACGGCGTAGGACATGCACAGCACCTCGGTGCTAGGGTCTTGCGCGTAGTTGTAGACGCCGCGACTTTTCAGGTCGCAGCGTGATCGTGTCTCAAAATCGAGCCAGATCACGCCGCTACCCTTACGCTACGACCCGACGGCGACGGCCCGCGGGAGCGGGAGCCGGTGCCTCTGCTTCGGGCGCTACCACGGCAGCGGGTGCCGGCTCGGCGGTCAGACTGACCCACTGTTGCACACCAAACACTGGCGTGAAGATTTTGCCGTAGGACTTGTGCTGGTAATGCTCTTTGCCCAGCGTGACAATCGGCACCGGTGTGGTCTGGTCTTTGCCGACTTGCTCGGCAATGGCCACCGCCAGATCCTGCACCGCCCGCTTGCCGCCCACTGACGTGGTGGTGAAACGCGCTTCCATTCCGGTGTCCTCACCGGAGATGCACTTCAACGACATGCCTACCTGAGTCTCCCAACCCTTCTTGGCACCGGGAGGGGCGGCGTCCAACTCGGGCAGCAGATCGCTGACCGACGCCATCTTCTCACCCAACACTTCACCATCACCCCACGCAATGTAACCGTGGATGAAGCTGAACGGGTTGATGGCCCACTGCGAACCCTCTTCGATCTCGGTCTGGTCAGCACCGAAAACCCAGTGGCCCGTCTTGTCCATCTTCAAAATGACCATACCGGACGGGCCGGCCTCCGACTTCAACTTCAGGAGGGACGTGGAGAGGCTTGCAACAGCCGGGAGATTTGCACCTGCGAATGTAACGATATTCATGTTTACTAGTCCTTAGAGAATTTTAGAAAGGGCAGCAAGATGCTGACCGATTTGCAACACCGCCGGCCTCGGATCTGACTCCGGTGCCAACGTATCGCCGGACGAGACTGACACGGTCAGTCCTTCCGGCAGATTCTTGGTTTTCTTCTCCGCCTGGGCGGGCGAGAGCAGTTCTTTCTTGTATGGGTCAACGCCCAACTCGGTGAGGACTGCTGCGGCCTTGGCCTCATCCACCCACTTGCGTGTGCCGCGCTTGGCGACCAGTTTCCAGCCGGGGATCTTAGCGCCCTTGCTGATCTTCAGTTCGACCAACTTGTTCAGGTCGTCAATCCAACCTTGCAGCAGGACAGCATTGGCAGCATACCCGCCCAGCATGTCATTGTCGATGGCGTCCAGCTTGACCTTCAACGCCCGGTCAACCGCGCCGGTCATGGCGGGGCAGGTCGGTTTCGCGGGGCAAAAGCGGCAGTGTGCCCCCGCCGCCAGGGGTGCATCCGGTTCTTTGGCGATCTTGATCACGCCCTTCAGGTCACGCTCAAACTTCTTGATTCTGGCCGGTGTCGTTGTCCAGCGGCGAATGGCCGGGGGCTGGATGATGACGCACTCGATCACGTCCACACCTTTGAAGATGTGGGCGACGGCGGGCGTCCGCATGGCAGCCGCGGCGTAGTACATCAGTTGATGGTTCTCTTCGGCGTCCACAATCACGCCGTCGCCGAACTTCCAATCAATGACATACGCGGTGTTGCCGATGCGGCCCAGCAGATCGGTCGAGCCAAATGCGCCGGGTAGATAAGAACCAAACGCCACCCGTGTCTCGACCGCAATCTCCATCGCCTGATCCGGGTCGATCTCGTCCATCAGCTTGATGGCTGGCCACAACTTCTCATCACACATGTCTTGGTCAAGCACATGTCCTTCGTACTCCATGCCAATCAGTTCTTCTGGACGCTTGTCGTCCAAGAAGACTTCGCTGATGGCGGTGTGGAGCAGCGTGCCCTTGTCTGCGTAGGCGTTGGAGAGCGAGGGCGGCATCTGCGCCACCAGTGCCACACTGCCTGGGCACATCATCACGCGCTTGGCGGTGCTGCCGCCGACGATATTGGAATGTTCCATTTGACTGTCCTTTATTGAAGTGAATGAAGTGGGGGTTAGCTTTCGGTCTGGAGGAGGTAGTAAGCCTCGTTCCTTCGGTTACTAGCCCGCGCCCTTGCGCGCCGAAAACTAACCCCGCAGAAATAATAGTAGCACAGATTTATTTTGTGTGCTAAAGTTTTTTGCATCAATAAAGGAAAGCCAAATGAGAATTCAGACGGCAGTTATATCGACTAAAGAACTGCAAGACGCGCTGCGGATCTACTGCGCTGACAAGGGCGGCATCCCCGGCACCGTCATTATCCAGAGCTACGCCAAACAGATCGTGGTGAGCCTGGATCCCGGCGGCATGATCATCGCAGATGAGTTCCACCATGCCGCTACTGGAGCGTGACATTGAACGCTACCTTGTGCGCCGCGCCATTGAGCATGGCGGCAAGGCATACAAGTGGGTGTCACCGGGCCATGTCGGTGTGGCTGACCGCATCGTGCTGCTGCCCGGTGGAGTGGTGTGGTTCGTGGAACTCAAGACTGTAAAGGGGCGCTTGTCACCGTTGCAAAAGGTGTTCGCGGCTGACATGGTGCGGATGGGGATGAATTACATCGTGATTAGATCAAAAGGTGAGGTGGATGAATTACTACAACGAGTTTGATCCGTATGCCGCACAGTGGCTACGCAATCTAATTGAAGCGGGGCATTTGCCTAACGGTGAAGTAGATTCTAGGAGCATCAAGGATGTCAAAGCAAGCGAACTTGCCGGATTTGTTCAGTGCCATTTCTTCGCCGGACTTGGCGGCTGGAGTCACGCCCTGCACCTCGCCGGATGGCCCGAGGACAGACCTGTTTGGACAGGCAGTTGCCCGTGCCAACCTTTCAGCGCAGCCGGTGCCGGGGGGGGCGTTACCGACGAACGCCATCTCTGGCCTGTCTGGTTCAATCTCATCCGCGAGTGCCGCCCTAGAGTCGTCTTTGGTGAGCAAGTTGAAGCAGCGATTAACCACGGATGGCTCGATCTTGTTCAATCTGATTTGGAAAGTGAAGGCTACGCCTGCGGGGCGGCAGGTATACCGGCTGCGGGCGTCGGGGCGCCGCACATTAGACAACGGCTTTACTTCGTGGCCGACCCCCTGTCAGCAAGACGGCCCGAAGGGTGGCCCGTCACAAGGGATCGACCGCTTACCGGGCGCCGCAGCGCTTGCAGGGTGGGCGACACCGACTACGCGGGACTGGAAGGACGGCGGCTATCAGCCGAACGTGCCAGAGAACTCTTTGCTGGGGCGCCAGGTGTGGCGAGCCACTGGGGAGACGCCGACTGGATCAGGTGCTCCGACGAAAAGTACCGCGCAGTTGAATCCGGCACATTCCCGTTGGCTTATGGGGCTCCCGCCCGCGTGGGACGCCTGCGCGCCTACGGCAACGCCATCGTCCCGCAAGTCGCGCAAGTCTTTATAGAGGCGTATCTTGAATCTTAGACCGTATCAAGAACTAGCCGCTGACTTCCTGTACGAGCGGGATCGGGCGATGATCTTGGCGCCAGTTGGCGCGGGAAAAACTTGCATCACGCTGACCGCCATGCGCGACATGCTGGCCGCGGGCGTGGTGCAACGGTTCTTGGTTATCGCCCCCAAGCGGGTAGCGGAGTCCGTCTGGCCGGTGGAAGTCAAGATCTGGGCACCGACGCTTGCCATGACCGTCGCCGTGGGCACACCGACGCAGCGGGTGAAGGCGCTCCAGGCGAACGTCCCGGTGGTGGTCACCACCTACGACAACCTGCAATGGCTGGCCGAGCAACCCTTGCAGTTTGATGGCGTGGTGTTCGACGAGTTGACCCGGCTGAAGAACCCGTCCGGCAAGCGGTTCAAGGCACTGGCCAAGGTGCTGGACGCCATGCGTATCCGCTGGGGGCTGACCGGCAGCTTCACCAGCAACGGGCTGGAAGATGTCTTTGGGCAGTGCAAGGTGATCGACCAGACACTGCTGGGCCGCAGCAAGGGGGCGTTCCTGCAAGAGTACTTCCATTGCATTAACCGCGACTTTGGCGAGTGGACGCCGGCCAAGGGGGCGCTGGAACAGGTCATGGCGCGCATCCAGCCGGCCACGTTCGTCTTGGACGCGGGCGAGTACAAGGACAAGCTGCCGCCGCTGCACACGGTCGTGCTGACGTGCGATCTGGGCGACCGGGGGCCGTATGAGGCCATGAAAAAGCAGTTCGTGGCCGAGTTTCCGACATCGACAGCGGTGGCCTTGAACGCCGGGGTGGTGACGGGCAAATTGCAACAGATGGCCTCGGGGTTTGTCTACACCGACGCGGGGCCGGTGTTCTTTGATTCGGCCAAGTTTGGTTTGTTGGATGACCTTTTAACCGAGAACCAGCACGCCAACACGATCATCGCTTACCAGTATCAGGCCGAGCTGGCCGAGCTACAGCGCCGCTATCCCCGCGCGGTCACGCTCGACGAGCCGGACGCCATCGACCGTTGGAACGCCGGTAAGGTCAAGCTGCTGCTGGCGCACCCCAAGTCGGCCGGCCACGGCCTTAACTTGCAACACGGTGGCTGTCACATGGTGTTCCTGTCGCTGCCGTGGTCGTTGGAGTTGTTTGAGCAGACCATAGGCCGACTGCACCGCAGCGGGCAGCAGCATGACGTGTGGTGCTACGTCCTGATGGCAAACAAGACCGTGGACGAGAAGATCTACGCGGCCCTGCACGACAAGAAATCTTTATCACAACTGGCAATGGAGTGTCTGGCATGAAACGAATCGACGCATTGAAGGACAAGTTGACCGCGGCCAAGGCCGAACTGACCATCCGCTACCGGCAGTACAACGCCGCTCGGCGGGGGCTGGATCGGGTGCTGAACAACATCATCAAACTGGAGAAAAAAATTGCTGACCTGGCGTGAACTAAACCATGTATTGAGCACCAAGACCGAAACTGAAGTCTTGGCTATGCTGGAGGCTGAGAGGAAAGGGCCGCGCCGTGTGGTGGTGCTAGAGCGTCTGCACCAGCGGTACAACGTGCTGCGCGTGTCCCGTGAACGTGTGGAGTTGTTGAATGGCTGACCCCACCAACCCGGAGCATTACAAGAGTCACCCATCGGGGATCGAGTGCATCCAGATCACCGAGCATATGAACTTCAACCTGGGCAACGCCATCAAGTACATCTGGCGCGCCGGGCTGAAGGGGGAAAAGGATGCTGACCTGAAGAAAGCGCGCTGGTACCTGGAGCGCGAGATCGAGAGGATCAAATGAGCCTGACATCAAGAGCAAGGAATCTGTTTCCCACGCGCCGGAACGCGGCTAAGTGGGTGAGGGCAGTCCAGTGGATGCGCCAACGGAACTTGTGGATTCTTGAGAACGGCAAGCTACCGTCATGGGGGAATGTGAAATGAGCCGCAACGGATTTTTAGAATGCGAACGCGAGTACAACCGGCGCGAGGAAGCGGTTGAGATGGCGCGGTCTGAAGAAGGAGGCGAAATGACACCGACAGCAAAGCTGAGATGGGTTATGCGATGGGTTGATAGGTTGAATGGATTTGGCCTTCTTCCGGCAGATAAAGATGAGGCGCATGTGCGCATCTTGCAGCAGTGGTGGGCCGGGGGATTTAACGAGACTACCGGTACATTTGGTGAGTGGCGCGATGTGCCTTTGGAGGATGAGACATGACACCAGAACGAGCGGAAGAATTAGCAGCCATGACTACACAATGTAATGCCCAAGGCGATGCACTAATAACTGTGCAACAAGCAATCCTCCACGCTTGTGCCGAGCAGCGTAAAGCGTACGCCGAC